CGGCCGAGGTCTGCCGGCGCACCAGCCGCCGCGAGCACGAGCGCGTCGACGTAGGCATCGTGCGTCAGGCGCAGCGCGTCGTACGCCTCAAGCGCGGGCAAGAAGCGCGCGACGACGACCTCGACGGCGCTCTCCGCGACCTCGCGCGACGGGGCCTCGTCGACGGCCTCACGCAGCGCACGACCGCGCGCGGCCACGAGCTCGTCGCCGGTCGCGTTGATGGCGACGCCCGCGACGTCGGCTGCGCCCGCATGGACGGCGAGCGCGCTGGGCCCGCAGCCGGTCAGGCACGCGGCGAGCACGAGGCCAGCCATGCCGACAAGCCACGCCACGCCGAGCGCGATGACGCCGCGGCGCTGAAACTCACGCGAGGACAAGAGCGCGATCATGTCTCGCCCCCGCTCGCGTCAGAGGCCGACGACGTAGACGGCGCGCGCCACGATTGCAGCGTCGCTGCAATGGCGACCGCGAGCACGGCCAACACCTCGCGCAGCCACGTCGGCGTCGACTCAGGCAGCACCGGCAGCACGGCTGCGAGCACCATCGAAACGCTCGTCAGCCAGCCTGCAACCATCGCGAGCGTGATTCGCACGCGACGGTGCGGAGCAGACTTGGTCGGCTTCTTCTTCGTCATTCGCCGTCTCCTGATTGCTGACTAGCCCATCGCATCACAGCACGCATCCCGAGCAGGTCTTGATGCGCGACGTCGAGCTCTGCTTTCAGTTCGATGTTGCGGCGCTCAAGCGAGTTGATCTGCTTGCGCTGCGCTTCGTGCACTTCGACCTGAAACGCGATGCGCGCCTCGAGTTCGGCCTTCTCGTCGGCGCACTGCTGGCGCTCGCGCACGAGTTCGCCGCGCAGATAGTCGACCTCGCGAGACGTCGCGCGCGCACTACCGTCGAGGCGTCGAAAGATGGCGCGGACGACGAAGGCGACAGACGGTGTGCCCGCAAGCGCGGCGATGAGTTGCCAAATGTTCATCGCCACGCCTCCTGGTCATGCGTCACACCAGCGTCGGCACGTCGAGGTAGCCCGCGATGCGCCCGTCGATGACCAGCTCTTCGCCGAGCCACGCGGCCTTCACGGCCTGCGCCGCTGCGCTGTTGTCAGCGCTGAGCGCCGCGATGCTCGGCCACGACGTCGTCGCGATTGCAAGCATCGCAGGCATCGTCGCGGCGTCGCACTGCACGAAAAAGCCGACCTCGCCGGTGGGCAGCGTCGACGTGACGGCGCGGCCGTTGACGAAGGCATTGCGCGCGGCGACACGACCCAACGGCCACGTCGCGAACCACGACGCATCCTCCGCTTGCGTATCCGGCCACGTCGCGACCGGCACGACGACGTCGAGCAGCGTCGTGGACGCGCACGTCATGATGGCGACCTCAAGCGGCATATGGCTCTCCGATGCGTGCATACGCGACGCGCGCGCCAGTGTGCGACGACCCGATGCGCAGATACGTGGTGCCGTAACCCGGATTGGTGCCGACAGCGCCAGTGCCGTTGCCGCTCGTCGCGCCCGCAACCGTCATCGTAAACGCCGCGCAGTCCGGCGTAATCACGATCGATTGATTGCGCGAATAGACCAGCGATGCCTTGGTGAATTGCGTGACGCCGCCAGCGATTGCTGATGCGCTCGTCGTCGTCAACGTGATGTAGTTGTCGACGGTGCTTGACAGATGGAAAAACGAGTTTGGCGAGATTGGATTGACCGTCTCAGTGCTAGCGCGCTGCGGACGAATCTCCGCGCGCCAGCGACCTGTCGCCATGACTTGCGGCAGCGACGCATACGTGAGCACGTCAGCGCTGCGCGTCGCACTGCCAGCAGTCGTGCGGATGTAGCTCGACGCGAAACTGCCGACGGTGGCCGTGCTCTTGACGTCAAAGCCCCACACCTCGACCGACTGCAACGTGCCCGCTGCGTCGTTGATGATGCCTACCTCTGGCGTCGTTGCACCCGTGCCCCAATTGACCGTGTATTCGAGCCGCGTCCACGTCGTCGAAATCGGCAGGTCTGCCGACACGCTCGCGACGCCATCACGCTTGAGCACGCGCAGACGCACGTTACCGCTGCCGCTGGTGCGGCGCGCAAAGACCGTGGTCACGTACGACGTATTGTCGGCCGTGCCGCTAACGGTGCGCATGACCATGTCGGCCGCGCTCGCAGTGAACGCGACGGTGCAACAGTCGGCCGCACCATCAGGCGCAGTCGCCGTCGTGCCGCTGATCGATGCGCCGGTCTTCGTCCACGATGCTTGATTCAGGTCTTCGCTGTAATTGCAGAGATTCGTCTGCGACCCTTCAAAGAGCGCGAGCGGCGCTCCGTCGATCGCGTCGTATCGGAGCACGTTGCTCGAGGCCCACGCGATAAACGTGGAGCCCGCGCCGCCCGGAGGCTGCGTGTAATAGCTCGCCTCGCTGGTACGCGTGAACGTGCCGTCGCTCCAACGCACAAGCGGCTGTTGCTGGAATACCGCGCCGCGACGACCACCGCGCGCACCAGCGAGACGACGCGCCATGGCTCAGAGGACTCCGGGGCCGTTGCTGCGATACCACTTGAGCGTGCCGCCCGGCGTGCTGATCGCGCGAAAGTAACGCTGCGTCGGCGTCACGCGAAAGGGCACCTGTACGCCCGCAGGGAACGGGCCGAAGCACGTCGCCGTGGTGACGACCGGCGTCGTGATCGTCGACGTGCCGTCCTTGCTGAACACGATGAAGAACTCGGCCGTCGAGCAGAACGTCACGAACTGCGGGCCGAGCGCAGCACTCGCGCCTGTAACGCCGGTGTCCTGCGCGGCCGTCGCCGTCGCGGCGGTCATCGTCACCTGGCTAATCGCGTCCTGCTCCGGCGGCAGGATGTCGGCGTCCTCACGAAGAATCGTATCGCTCATGTCTGCTCTCCTCGCGCGCGTGGCGCTCAGTATTCGATGGCCGCGATGGTCGCGACGTAGAAGGTGCCCGCGCCACCAGAGACGCGGAAGTCGATGCCGAGCGTCTTGCTCGCGGTCGTCAGCAGCGCGCCGTCAGGCCAGCCATTTGCCTCGCTCAAATCCTCGCAGAGGATGTCGGTCGGGAAGTCGATGGTGTACCAAGCGAACGTGGTGCCGGGGTCGGTGACTGTCAGCGTGACCGCGTTTGCCGTCGCGTTGTTCGTGATGCGAATCTCGCCGTCAGTCGTCGCGTCCGATGCGCTGCACAACGCGGCGAAGCGCACGTTTCCCGTCGTGTCTGCGGGCAGCAGTTTGCGCGCGAGAATCGGCACCGCGTCGAGCATGATGCCGAACGTTCCGCTTGTCGTGGACCACGCGTCGGTCGTGTTGTCGGGCCGCGCGATGTTGAAGTATTGCCGACGCTGCGTTGCGCCGAGAGCTGCTGCGATGCCGCCGAGCGATGTGTACGGATTCTCTTGAATTGGCTCGCGCACGGCGACGCTGGTGAGCTCGACGCCGAGGTCCGTCGCGTCCTTGTCAAGCACGATGCGCGGGTCTTCGTAGCAGGCGATCGACTTGACCGTGAGCGTCGCGCTCGACGTCGCGTTTGCAATCGACAGCGAAATCTCCTGCAGCGACGACGACTTCGCGGTGAGGTCTTCGACGTAGCGCACCCACGTGCCGCCGCTGTCGACGATGTAATCAGTCGCCGGGCCCACGTTGCCGTCGAGCGTAATCGCGCAGTTGCCCTCGAAATACAGCACCCAGACGCGACGCACTGCGCGGCCGGGCGGCGTAACGCGATAGCGAAACACGCGCGTGCTGTTCGATGGGATGGTCTGCTCTGGCGAATACGCAGGCACGAGCGTCTCGCCGTTGCCGCTGCACCAGTTGGCGAGCTCGGCCGCGTCAAGCCACGTGCGCGCGCGAACAGCCTGCCCGCTGATGACGTCGCCTTGCTGGACGATGGTGCGTGCTGCCGGGACCGTCGCGCTCATAGCGCCACCTGTTCAGCCGCATATGCCTGCGTCGCGATGCACGCAGAGCCCGTCGCGCTCTTGCCCCACACCTCGACGGTCACGAGCACAGCAGCCACCGTCGACGGCGTCGCACCCGAAAGCGCGTTGACGATGCCGTAGTCCTGAAAGACCGGGTCGACAGTCACGACGCCGTCCTTGCGCCAGAGGTTCGTGCCGTTGTTGAAGGCTGCGCTCTCAAGCACGTTCGACGGCGCAGTGGTCGCGCTCATATCCGCATCAGCCGCGCCGACGACGCAGACGCCGATGCGCAGTTGACTCGACGCCGTCGACCGGCCACCGACCGCGAGGCGCACGGGATACGGCACGCCGTCAGCGCCGACGAGCAGCGGGAATGGGCCGAAGCTAATTAGCCGAGTCCACGCGCCGGAAACTTTGATGGTGTAGCCGCCGGTCGTCGTGGAGCGCGGCGACCAGCACACCAGCACGCGTGAGCGCTCGTCCGCGGTGTGGTTGAGGTTGTTCGCGATGCTCTGCCACTCGCTCGTGCGGACAGGCCGATTGCCGTAGTTGCTGTACGTCGTATCGACGCCGCGAATCAGGCCGCCGTTGTAGCTGGTGCTCATCGTGCTCCTCAGCTCGCGAACTGACGCGGCGCGACGTTGCCCGACGTGAACTCGATGACGTTGCCGCCTGTACCGTCCTCGAGCGCGATGAACGCGTAACGCTCTTGCTGCGCCGCTACGACCGTCGCAGAACGGTACTCAAGCGTCAGCGTGCCCGAGGGCGCAGCGCCCGACAGCGTCGCCGTCACCGTGCGCGTAATCGCGTCGACAGTTGTGACTGTGCCCGTCACTGACGTCGGCGATGTCGCGTCGTATTGCGAGACTTGGATGACGTCGCCAATCTGCCACGTGCTCGTCGTCGCGTATCCCGGTGGCTGCGTCGCGTCGAGGACGATGTCGTACGTGCTGCCGCTGACGAGCGTCACCGTGTCGACGAGCGACGAGGGCGCATAGCCTGCGACGCGCACCTGAGTCGTGAGCACCGTGAGCTCGACGATGGCGTCCAGCGGGCGCACACGCCGTCCGATGACGACGCCCGATGCGAGAGTTATCCCGCGCCCACCGTCGAGCGTATTCGGCAACTGAGCGACTGAGACGGCGACCTGCGAGCCGATGACCGCGTCAATGGCGTCAAGGCGGCACGCGACGGTGATCGTCTGATACGCAGCGCCAAGCACGCCGAGCCACGTCTGCGCCATCGCGAGGACTTCGCTGTACGGAATCGCGAGGTCGTCAGCCCATGACGAGCGCGGCTCGATCTTCATCATGCGCGGCAGCGGATTCCGCGACAGCGCCGCCGAGTCGCGCACGACGAACGTGCGGCCGATGTGCTTGCCCGTCTTCGGGTCGAAGCCGGTCCTGAGCTGGATGGTGTTCAGCAAGCCAAACGCGCTCGGCTCGAAGCCGGGCATCTGCGCGCCGCTCAGGTTTTTCGTCTCGTCAACGGTATAGCTCGTCGCCTCAGTCGCAGCGCCCACGCGGAAAGGCACGAACGACAAGCGCCCGTCAGTCGTGATCGACGGCACGAGCCCGTAGAGCTTGCACTCCTCCTCGATCATCTTCGCGAGCGCGACGTCGCTTGTGCCGAGGTAGCTGCGCGATGCCAGCCAATCGCGACCGGCCGTGATGGATGCGATGGTCGTCGCGAGGCCGGTGTTGTCGATGTGCTCGCCAGTGACGAGCGGCATCCGGCCAGTCGCCGAGAACTCTGGCGAGTCATTGATCAGGACGAAGATGAAATCGCTGAATGGCCCGCTGTTGATGTAGCTGCGCGACGTCGTCAACGTCGGCACACCCGCTGCGGTGTAGTACCGGAACACGCTGGAGCGGACGCCACGCGGCACGACACCAAGGCTTAGCTTTGCGCTGCGTGTCGTCGTATCGAATGAGATGACGTTGTATTGCCGCGACACAGCGTCGAAGCCATTGAACGCAGGCCACTCAAGCGCGACCGTATCGTCGGTGGTCAGTGACAGCGTGCCGCCGAGATAGACCGTGTCAGTGAAGACGATGGTGCGCGAGGTGTGGTATCCGAGGAAACCGCGCGGCACCGTGCCTGCGCCTTCCATCAGTTCAAACGAATACGGGTAGTAACTCTCGGACGAAGCTACCGAGAAGACGCGGACACCGTCAGAACGCGTCAGCGGGAAACCGCCGTCAGTGTAGACAGGATCGATGCGCGCGGTCGTTTCGTTCAGCGTCGCGACATTGCACCAGCGGTGCGAACTGCTCGGCGTGTTGTAGACGAAGCGCCATGCTCCGGTGTCGGTAGGGGCAGCAATCAGCGTCGGCCGGTCGCCGCTCGTGCGGTTCAACGCGTGTGTGCCCCATCCCGACGAGGCTGCGCGAATCAACGCATTGAGCGCGTCACAGAACTCTTCTTGCGTCTCGTAGTATCCCGCGAGGTCTGCTCCACCGACCGTCGCCGTGTGCTGCACGGCCCCGTCGTAATCAGCGCCTGACAGAATGCTGATTTGAAACTGTGGTGCTGTCAGGTTGTCGTAGTTGATGCCGCGCAGCACAGACGGCTCTGCGAGGTCCGCGCCGAGCGTCTGGTCAAGCACGCTCGCGACGCTGTCGAGCTCGACCTCCCACACAGTCAGGTCGCGCAGTTTTGGCTGCGCTGCGACGATGCCGCGCCAGACCAGCGTGCCCGTGCCCGTCTCGCCGTCGCCGTACGCGTACAGGTACGCGAGCGAGCCCTCGATGCTCGGACGCCCGTTGTACTGGCCGGGTTCCTCGAACGTGATTTCGGGCCGCGAGAGGCCCAGCGTCGGGTCAACGAAGTGCGCCGTCGCAATGCTGTCGCGATAGCCGCGCGTGCCCGAGCACGAGGGCGCAGCGGTGCCGCCACCACTGGTAATCTTGAAGCACTCGTTTCCGAGGTAGAAGATGTCGCCGTTGGCGTGGTTGGTATTCGCCATCGGGATTGCGACGGTGCCCGACGTGACCGACGACGTGAGGTAGTTGATGCGACTCGGCTGGCGCACGAACGAGTCGCCCGTGCGGTGACTGCCGTCGTCGACGATGCGCGCCGTAAAGCCGCTTGCGCGCAGCTTGACGGCCGCAGGGTCCAGCGTCTCCGACCACTGGATGCTGCGCGCTTCGAGGCCGCCGATGCGCTCGCGGTCGTCCGTGCCTGCGCCGATAAGCGACGACGCCGACACAAACTCGAGCGGATGGCCCGCGATGACGAGGCGATACGCGATAGCCCCGCTACCGCGCGCGATGACGTCAGCCCAGCTCATGGCGCAGCCGTCGTCGCCGTCAGCTGCCGCGTGCGCAGCGGGATAGACCAGTGACCGTCATAGTCAGCCGTGATGCGCGTCGGGTCGAAGTGCGCTGCCTCGCCGCGCATCTTGTACAGCTGCCCCTCGCCCTTCGTCGACGTCGCGCGGTCCACGAGCGCGAACGGCAACGTTGCGCGGAGGTGCTTGATCATCGCCTCCCACGTCCACGTCACCTTCGTCGCGCTGCCCACGTTGGCCGTTCGGACGGCTGTGCCGCCGACTGCGCCGTTGCTGTTCCACTCGCTGTCGGTCGGGCCTTCCAGCGTCTCAAACGGCTGCACCCAGTCACGATACGTCGGCAGCTCGACGGGATGCGTTGAGTACGACTGCCCGTTGTCGCTCTCCGCATATGCGATGCGCCCGCCGGGCTCATATGTCTCGTGCACCTCCGACTGGCCCGCGAGGCGCGAGACGACGAGGTATTGCGGGCGCAGGTCGGACGTGTACGACGACGCCGTGCTGAGGTCGCCAGAGAAGCCGAGGATGTCGCGCAGCGTCGTGCCTGCGATGCCAGTCCAGGTGACGCTGAACGTGCCGCTCGCGCTCAGCGTGTACTTGAGCGTCGACAGCGAGAACGTCACCGTGAGGCCGGAAATCTGCGTCTCCATCGCGGTGATAAATGACCCGATGGTGACGCCGTCCGCGCTGCCCACGACGTCGCCGTGCGCGTAGACGCCCGTCGAGAATCCGAGATTGCCGCTGATGGTGCCCGCGACGACGCCCGCGTTGGACCCGCTGATGGTGCCGAGGTTGAACGCCGCGAAATCCCACGCGCACGAGTAGAGGTCACGCGGCATCACATACCTCGTCCGAGGCGTCCGTGCGCCTCGCTGATCATGCCGCTGATGTCGCGCCCGAGCTGCGCGCGGTCTGCTGCGTACACAAGCCCGCTGCTGCCCCAGTTGATTACGACCGTCGTGCCCGCGCCCTCGCGCGCGCCAGCTGTCAGCGCAGGCCCGCCAGTAGCCGCAGCAGGCGCTCCACCGCCACCGCCGCCACCGCCGAACGCGCCAGACGCAGCGCCTACGACGCCCGCAGCGACGCCGACTGCGGCCCACTTGCCAGCGGCGGCGAAGTGTCCGGCCGCCGTGGGAGAGCCGACCGCAAGCGCGCTCAAGCCGAGCGCGGTCTGCTTGAGGCCTTGGATGATCGCCTCGCTCGCCAGCGACTTCGCGACGTTCTTGACCATCTCAAGCGCAGCCTCGCCCATCGACATCGAGCCGTCTAGCCATGCGTTGACGCTGGAAGAGAACGCCGACTCAAGCGCCTGAAACACCGTGTCGTTGATCGCGACCAGACGCTCAGCCGCTTCCTTTTCCTGCGCCTCGCGCTCCTCAAGGTACGCGCGGTTTCGGTCGAGTTGCGCTAGGTAATCCTCGCGTTCTTGCCGTGCCTGTTCATTCGTTTCATTCTCGCGAGTTTGCCGAGCCTGCGCCGCCATTTCCTCAAGGAAATTAGTGCGCGCGCTTGCGCCTTGCATCAAGGCTTCAATTTCAAACTCGGACAGCACTTCCGGCCCAGCGCCGAGGCCTCCGGCATACAGACCAGCCTCAGCTGAAGCAGCAGGCGCTTCTCTAGGTCGACCGCCACCGCCGCCGCCAGTCCTGCCTCGCGGCAATGGCGCACCAGTGCGAGGGTCACGGTTATTCTGTTGTGCCCATGCTGCGAATTCCGGTGTCCCCGGCACCAGCATAGGCATATCTTCCATTTGGATAGTCGTCTCTACAACACCACCGCCAGCTTCGACGGCTTGCAGCATTTGATACGTGCGTTCAATCTGAGCTGTAACGCCAGCTGCAAGCGTCCGATATTCAAAGCTGTCAACCCCGTATTGCTGACGAAGCAACAAACGACGGGCTTCAAGCCTAGCAACCTCTGCCTCGTATTCTTCAACTGTTCCACCGCCTGCGGCGAGGCGTCGCTCAGTTTGCTGAAGCTGGCGCTGCTCGCGAAGTTTGGCAATGAAATCACTCAAGCTGCGCGTGTTCTCGCGCATTTGATCGTTGAATTGCTTGCTCTTTGCGGTTGCATCAGCTTGTTGCGTTGAAAACGCGGCGATAGCTGTAGATGCAACACCAAGTGCAATTCCAAGCGGACCAAGTCCAGCCGTGGACAATCCTTGAATAACGCCAGTCGCAGACCCGGCCATCGTGACGATGCCACCAAGCGCCGGGCTAAGTTTGCCTGCGGCCTGACCTGCAAGGCCGAGCGCGCTGCCAAACTGGCCAATCTGAACTTCCGACTTCTTTGTCGCATCAGCGACTTTGTCGGTTTGTTTCGCAGTCTCGCCTGCTGCTTGCGAAACGCCCTTGAGTGCAGTCGTTGCCTGCGAAGTATCGACAGTGACTGTGACTTGGATGTCTTGCTCAGCCATCACTCACCTCCGCTGAGCCTCTGCCATCCGACGCTCCGACTCGCGGCGCTCGCGCTCCGCTCGCAGGTCCATCGCCTCGACCGTGTTCTGCGCACCATCAATCTCGAGCAGCGCGTCGACGACGACCGCGAGCTGCTGGTCTACGTCAATCGCGCCGTGCGACCAGTGCCGCCGCATCGCCATCGCAGCCGACACGACGGGGTCGCCGTACGCGCGCCACGGGCACGACGTCGGCGTGTCACCGGTCATCTTGCCGATGCCGTTGCGGATGCGCTCGACAGCAGCGCCTAGGCCCGCGCTAGAGCCGCGACGCACCGCGACCAGCCGCTCGCCGCCGCAATCGCAGTCCCACGCAATGCGCACGCTCCTAGCGTCCGCACGAGCCATGTCTAGCCCGCGGCGGTGGTCGACGTGTCGGATGCGGTCGCCGTGGGGGTGTCCGCATGGGACAGGAGTTGCCGCGCCAGCACGAACGCCGAGGTAGCCGGAAGCGGCGCAAAGCCCCCGCCGAAAGGGCCGAGCTTGCTCCTCGCGTACGCCACCGCTCCAATCTCGAGCAGCGCCTCGTATGAGATGAGCTCGCCGAGGTAGTCGAGTCCGTCGCTATCGAGAATCGGCCGGCCGTCGCTGGACTCGCGCGGGAACACCGTCTCGCTCTTCCAAGCGAGCGGCTGGCAGACCTCAGCGCGCACGAGCGCGTACGACAGCGCACGCAGCCAGCGTGACTCCGCAGTCGGCAGCGAGTCGCACTGGGCGCGTTCGTAGACGCGCAGCGGGCGCAAGACGAACACGCTCGCGCGAGCGCCATCGACGAAGCGCAGCAGCTTGCGGTCGCGGTTGCCGTAGCGGATGTCGTCCTGCCGCTCGCCGACCGCGCCGAAGTGAACCGCGAAGTCGCGGCCCATCGCGGCGCGGTCAATGGCGGGGTCGAACGAAACGGAGACGTGTAGCTCTTTGGTCGGGTCGGATTCGTAGTGCATACGTGCGCCTCCTCAAGCGCAGTTCTGCGGGGTTGTGCTCAGAAGATGTGGATTCGGAATGCGCTGCGCTGCACGTCCGTAGACGGGCTGCTGATGGCTTCGTCGTTGCGGCCAGCCCACGAGACGAGGAAGCCGTACAGGTCGTTTGCAGGCGTGCGCGGCGGCACCACCGAGAGCTGCACGGTCGGCGCGCTCAAGAGCACGATGCCCGACGTCGTCATGCCGATCTGCTGGAATAGCGACAGGTCCGTGCGGTTCGTGTCGGCGGTGATCCAGTTGGTCGCCGCGTCGTCGTAGACCTGCACCTGACCGGTGATGGCGCGACCGCGTGCGCGCTTGAAGCCGATGATGCCGCTGTTGGCCGGGCCTTCTGGCGACATGACAGGCAGATTCGCAAAGCCGGGCGTCCACGTGCTGGACGAGTGCGACACGAGGTTGCGCGTCTGCGATGCCGTGATCGTGCCGGTGCCGACGATGAGCTCCGACGTCATGTGCGCGATAGGCGAGAAGTTCGTGATGGTCGACGCAGCGAGCGTCAACGAGCTCGTGCGCGCCCACGATGCGCCGGTGAGGTTTGCGCTCAACTTGGCGATCTGGCCTTGCGCGATGTCGATCGCGAGCGTGCCCTGCATACCGAGCCCAACGTATTCGTCGCCAGCCTCCTGACCTTCAATCAGAAACTGCAGCGTCGACAGCAGGCCAGCGGTGTTGTTCGTCAGGCCGAACGTTGTCGCCCAATAGACCGCCGCACCAGCCTGCGGTGCCGTCGAGTGCGCGACCTTCGGCACGACCGCGTTGGCCGTGACGCTGAGAATTTCGCGCGCCTCGATGAGGCCATTCGGCAGGACGACGGCATACGCGTTACCAGGCGAGCCGAGCGTGTTACCGTGGCCCGCCGTGACGTTGACGCTGGTCGTCGTCGAGCCAGCCTGTACAGTCGTCACGGCAGCCTGCGGCGTGCCCTGCTGAACTGCGCCCATCAACACGCCGAGCAAGCGACCAAGGGCCCAGTTCGTCGTCGGATTCGCAAAAGTCGCGTTGCCGGGATTCGGTGCAGCAGTGCCCGCGAGATACGTCTGCAGCGCAAGCGTGCTCGACTTCTTGGCGAGCACCATCTTCGAGTTGGTGAACGAGTGCAGAAACTGCTGCTGCAACTGCGGCTCGAGATGCTCGGTGAGCGGGACGAACGTGCCGCTGTTCTCGACAATCGGCAGGTCGAGGAAGTTCGCAGGCGTGCCGGATTCATCGACGGCGAACGCAGCCTCGGCAGCGATTCGCGTACGCCCGAGCGCAGAAACTTGAACGGTCATGTCTGGTTCTCCTAGCTAGTTGCCGCTGCGGTCAGCACGACGCCGGTGTATCGCTGCTCGAGCTGGTAGAGCCCGCCGCCTTCAGTCTCGCCAGAGCGCGGCGCGTCATCACGCACGACCGTCGTGCCCTGCCACGCAAGCACGCCCGACACGATGCCAGTCGTGACACCCGTGCTGGTCGTCGTGAGTTTACCGGGCCACGCGAACGCCTGCGCCACGAGGTCGCTCGTCTGTGCCGCCGTGCTCTTGATTGCCTGATACTCAGGCGCAAGCAGCGTCTGCGCTTCGAGTAGGTACGTGAACGTCAGCGTGACCTCGATGCCGCGCATCCAGATATTCGACGGCTGCTGCGGGCGCTCGTCCAGCATCGGATACGCGACGGCGATATCGACGCGCGGCACCGCGACGCCACGACGCGACAGCGTCAGGTCGCTCGCACCGCCAGCGATATCGGCCGACAGCAGACCCGGCGTCAGCGCACGCACGCCAGCGATGGTGCCCTCGCAGACCTCGCGCAGCGCGCGGCGAATGGCGACGTCGTCGACAGCGGCCATCAGCGCACCAGCTTTCCGTTGACGATGTAGTTGCCGACGCTCTGGAAGATGCGGTCGAACACGAGTTTCGCGGGGCCTGCGTCGTCGGTGAGTTCGCCCGCACGCGTGATCGGCAGGAATGGCCGCGCGGGGATGCGACGCGTGCCAAACTGATGAAATCCTGCGTACTTCGTATTTGTGCCGAAGGTGATGGTTCGCGCGCCGTACGACGTCGCCATCGACAGACGCAGCTTGCCAGTGTCGACAAGCGGTATGTTCGACTTCTTGCGACGACGCTTGATTGTCTTAGGGTCGAGGTCTTCCCACTTTTCGCCAGTCGGTGAAAAGCTCGTCTGAAACGTCTTCTGAATCAGCCGCTGTATTGACTCCGCGCCGACCTTCATCGCGGGCGTCAAGTTCTCGCTGCGACGCATCATCGCGGCAAACGCACGCGCCGCCTTGTCGGGGCTCTTGCCGCCGGGATATGAGACGGCCATCAGAACAGGATCAGCGACCGCGTCGAGAACACGCGCTCGCTGCTGGTGAGCTCAGTTCCGTTGATGATGTCCGCACCGCCGTCGCCGCCGAGCGGGTCGCGCTCAAGGCCGGGCAGGTCGATGCGCACGCCATCGGTCGCGTACAGCGACGACGGGTCAGGCACCGTCGCCACGATGGTCGCGGGGATCTCAACGCCGCGCGCGTAGAACGACGCGGTCTTGAGCCAGACGCCGAAGCTCATCAAGCGCAACAGCTCGAACGCGTCGCCGCTCGACGGCACCTGCGGCGACAGCGACACCGACGAGTAGCCGCCCTTGCGGCACGCGCTGAGCACCGTCGCATCGGCCGCAGCGATGTACGCCGCACGCGCCCCTGCGTCGCTCGCAATGGCCGCGTATTGCGCGGGCCCACGCGTGCCGCCACCCAGCATCGATTCGATGTACGCGTCGGTCAGAAACGCCATGTCACGCCTCGCGCTGGAAGGTGTCGGGGCCCTCGCCCTCATCAGCAAAGGTGATGAACGTCAGGCCGCTGGGCTTGCGCACGCGGAGCTCGATGCCGTTCATCCAGTCGACGCGGACCACGACGGCCTCGCACACGACGCCTGTGACCGTCGTGAAGCGCACGCGCTCGCCAGCCGCGATAGGAGCGCGCACCGCAGGCTGTGCGACGGCGACAGGCGCAGGCACGGGCGCAGCGTCTGCGACGTCCTGTGCGGGCTGCTGTGCGTCAGCGTCGGCCTTGGCTTTGCGGCGCGCGCCAGCCATCAGCCGCGCCTCTGCTGCGCGACGCTGTCGAGCTTCGCGTTCAGCTTCTCAAGCGCCGACACGATGCCGCCAAGCACCGCGTCGTTCGCGCCCGGCGACGCGACCTGCGCAGCCGTCTCCGCGATGGCCGCAGCGCGCTTGCGTTCGTGCTCAATCTCGATGGTGTCGAGCTCGCGCAGCACCTCGACCTGTTGCAGCGGGAGTACGTCGCGAAGCGTCAGCTGCCGGAAACGCGACTCGGCGCTGATGGGACACTCGGCCTCGCTGCGCTTCGTCTGCGCGCACCAGTCGGCGACGTACTGCGAGAGGTTCGCGACGCACGACTGATAGTCGGCCTCGCGCGTCTCGACGAGCTTCTGCAACGCAGGCAACTCGCTGCGGTAAATCTGAACGTCGTGCGTGCCTGACGGGTAGACGCGACCGTCATTGAGCATCTGCCCCATGTGGCCGGGACGCACGGTGACGCGAACAAGCAGGCGCGACTCAGGACGCGCGTTGCTCGCGACGTGCCCGTATGGCGTGTGGTGGTCGTATTCCATCTTCATCTCCTCATGATGAACGCTGACCAATCAGCGGGACCATTGGCGGGAGTTGCACCCGCCATCACGCTCGCGCGCGACTGCGACTCGCATGGTCTGTGATGCGCTCAGTGCGTGAGCGCTAGGCCGTCAGAGAATGCCGCCGAAGACCGTGGGCCACATTCCCGCGGCGTACTGGCCATCGGCGATGAGGCCGAAGGTCAACGCGTCATTCGCCATGACGGTCGGCGACGAGAGGTCGATGTCGAGCTGCTCACGCGGAGCCGCGCCCTCGAGGAAGAACATCGGCTTCGCGCCGCCAGGGCCCTCGCCGACGAGGTACCAGTAGTCGTCCTGCGTGCCGACGAGGCGCGGGTCGACGATGAGGTCGACGAGGCCGTTGTACGCGTTGGAGACGCCAGCGCTCGCGACGACCGACGCAGTGGCCTCGAGGCCGGTTGCAGCGACCGAGCGACCGCGGATGTCCATCTTCGTGATCTCCGAGCCGACGAGGCGGTTCTTCGGGCCGACGATGAGGTAACGCGGCACGATGCGGAACGGCTCGCCGTTCTCGCGCTGGAACGCAGTCATCGCCGCAAACGCGCTGTCAAAGGACAGCGGCGAAAGCGCCGACGTGGTCTTGTTCGACTGGTTGCCGCTCGGCCCGTTCGGGTGCGCGGTCGAGATGAGGTTGACGCCGTCGAAGCCGACCGGACCCTCACCGCTGTTGAGGAAGAGGCCCTGATGCAGCACGTAGTCCTTGTAGGACTGCGCAGCGCTCATGAACTTGCGGACGCGCGCCGCGACGATGCCCGAGCGATCGTACTCGGCATCGCGACGACGCACCTTGAGCTGGACGGCCCACGTGGTCAGCAGGATGTCGAGGCGGTACGCGCGCGACACGCCGGTCTGGCGAGCGCCGTCGAACTCCAACCAATTGCCGAGGAAGTCCTCGAGGATGACCGAGGTCGTGGTGCCGCCGTCAGCGGGGATCGTCTCCGCAAGCGCGTTGACGAGGCCGACGTCCGCAGAGCTGGTGAACAGCTCGTCGGCCATCGTGCGGAAGACGGTTGCGGCCGCGTCAATCGCGGTCTGATTAATGACGTGTGAAGAATCAGCCATGTTGAATGCTCCTGAGTGAAAGTGGTTGGCGCGCTAGCGCATCAGAGGGACGCCGCGCCGCGGATCTGCACCCAGGCAGCGGTGGTGCCGACAGGCTGGACGATCATGCCGACCTTGACGTCGTTGGTGCCCGCAGCGACGGTCGTGACCGAGTCGTCGTCGACAGCCACGCAGACAGCGCCCGTCACGGCCGCGAGCGACGCAGCAGCGGTGAGCAACTCTTCGTGCCCGAACTTGACGTTGATGGTCGCGCCAGCGGCGGCGCTGATGACCGTCTCGGTCGCGACGCCGACGAACGCGCAGCCCGCCGTGTCTGCGGCCGGGATGGCGAGATTGGTGGCCGAGGTCACCATCACGAGCGAGCCCTCGTAAATGGTCGTGCCGGTCGTGCAGGTGTAGGTGGCGTAGCTTGCAAGGCTATCGTTGCGCGTCTGACGCGCGGTCATCTTCGTGAGTGCAGCCATGATGTGATCTCCTGGTGAGCGTGTGATTCAGCGCGCGTCAAGCGCCCGAGTTGCGGGCCGCGTGCTTCGACAGCATCACGGCGACATGGTCATCCGCAGCCTTGCCACGAAGGCCCGCGGCCTTGGCGTCGTTGCGGAAAATGTTGACGAGCGGGTCGTTGCTCGCGGAGAGCTTCGACACCGCGTTCTCGCGCGCGGCCTTCGCGCCGGTGACCATCGCGCCGACAGGCGGCTGCGCAGTCGCGGGGAGCGCGCTGTAGATGTCGAGCGCGAGCTTCTCGTTCTGCTCGCTCGCTGCGACGAACGCATCGCGCTGCGCCTCAGTGACGCGCCCCTCGCCGAGCAGCCGCGAGAACGACGCTGCGATGCGCGCCGTGCGCTCAAGCGCCTGACGCTGCGCGCGCTCCTGCGACAGCTCCGCAACCTGCGCCTGAAGCGCGGTGACGGTGGCGGCGAGTTCGACCGCGCGCGCCTTGTGTGCCGACAGCTCGGTGACCGTGCGGCTGAGCTGCGCGTTCGCATCGGCCGTCATGCCCGACACCGGGCCCGCGACGAGCAGCGCCGCGATCTGGTCGAGCTTCTCCGTGATTGCCGCGACGACGCCCGCTTCATCAAGGCCGGTCGCCTCGACGAGCTTGCCGAGCACCATCGTGCCCGCAGCCTCGCTGGCCTCCTCCGCGAGTTCCTCGACGTCGGGCACCATGCCGTCGCCCATCGGCTCGACGAGCACTTCGTCAGCCAGCTTGCGAACGCTGGCAGCGATGCGCGCGAGGCCCTTGACCTTCTTCTCGTCCATCATCTCCGCGACGCCTTCGGCGACCGGCTCGAGGATCGCTTCCTTCTCCTCAGCCATCGCGCCAGCGAGCGCGACGAGCGCGTCAAACGCCTTCTTCATCTTCTCCGGCGTCGCGTCCTTCTTAAGCCCGAGCGCCGTCGCGATTGCCATCAAAACCTTCGTGGGATCCATTGCGAGACTCCTTGTGGATTTCCGCGACGGAGCCCCGACGCGGGAGAGAGTGATGGGCGTCATGCCCGGCAGAAACGGAGAGGGCGTCAAGCCCAGCTCGTACAACTCAGCGAGGCCAGCCGTCTCGCCAGTCGCGCGGTCAATCGGCGCAAAGTCGACGACGACACTGCAGAAGCGCTGCGCGCCCGCCTCGATGCGCTTGGCTGCGTCAGCGGTCCACTCGACATAGCCCCACAGCTCGACGCCGTCTGCGCCGTCGCGCACCTCAAGCGCCTGCACCCAGCCAGCCGCGTCGATAGGCACGCCGAGGTCGTGGCGCGGATGGCCCCACAGCACGGGCACCGGCTGCTCGCCCATGTCGTAGATGCGTTTGATGTCCTCAAACACCGCGCGATTGAACTCGAAGGGCCCGGCCGGGTGACCGTTCCACGCGCTCTCGTAGGCCATCTCAACCCACGAGCACGCAGCGTCGACGAGCAGCGGCGACTTCATCGCGGGCTTCGCGACGACGTCAGCGAACGCGCCGAGCGACGCACGCAGCGCGAGGATGCGACGGTCTGCGAACGCAGTCGCGGTTTGCTTCGTTGCCATCAGGTCACCTCACGAAAGACGATGCGCCGAATCCAGGCGTCATCTCAAAGCCAGCAGGAATCGCCGTGACGAAGTTCGCCGCGAGGCCCTCTTCGTCAAACTCTTCCTGACTCACGGTCACGATACTGCACCTGCACATGAAACCACCGGGTGGCGCAATCGTGGCAAATGCCGGGTTGTCCGCACGCCACACCACGCTCTCCATCGGCGCGTGTTCCGCTCGCACCCGATTGTCGCGCGCGGTGAACCACTGCCTGTACGGCCTCGCTTCGATGACGTCGGGGTCGTTCATCTGCGTCCAGCGTCCTGCGCCGTATGCCGACGCGACGTTGGTGCGGTAGACGTTCTCAAGATAGCTGGGATCCGCTGGCGCGATGCCGAGCGTGATCGCCTGCTCGTCAATCGCGCGCGAGAAATCGCGCAGCGTGTTCCCCTCTTCGAGCGTGCGCCGCAGCTCCTCGACAGCGCGCCGCGAGATGACGTCGAGCTGCTCGTCAGTCGCCATCGATGCGCGACGCCGATACGCGCGCAGCACTTCCTCAAGGATGGCCGGGTCGCCGCCACGCTCGCGCCAGAATGCGACGGCCTCTGCGAAGGGCATCTTGAGGAACGCGGGTCGCAGGTCGACGGCGAGCTGCCGCTGCGCGCCCATCGGGTCGAGCTCGACCAGCCGCACGAACATCTGGCCCGCAAGGTCGCTCTTGACGCTCGCTTCGTAGATGAGCCGCTCGAGCTCCGGGTCGCCCTTGTAGCTGGCGAGCACCTCGCGGATAGCGTCCTCTGCCGACGCAGGGCCCGCTGCGCTGGCCGCAGCACGCGAGATGGCCTCGCGTACCGGCGTGAATGCGACGACGCCTTCTAGCGTGGTTTCCGCGGCGACGACGTAGGGTCGGCCGATAACTGCGCGTACGCGCGTCTTCTCGGCTTCGTCGGCGAGGCAGCGGACGTCGGCCATGTCGAGCGCATCGTCGACAA